GAGAGTTTTTGTTTTAGTTTGCGCCAAACAATCATCTTGGCCTGTTTGTAAGTAGGTGCAACATACCATACTTCTTGGTCCGGGACTCTAGCGTGGAAACAAAGTTCTCTTATAGCCAAATGGGTCTTACCAAAGCGTCGCCCGGCCACAACAACCTTAAACCTATGGTTATCATCCGCGATAGTTTGTTGTGGAACGCTTAATGCCATTAATGAGTTACAAATTTAATAATAGTTTCTAAATGGCCAAAGATCAAGCTGAGCATGGTCAAGGCAACGCCTCCAACCCATACCCATTTATTCTTAAAATCTTTTAGATCATCTAGAAGATCCATGACTCTAGCATGTTCTTTAGAATTTTCTTCGCGAACATGATCCAGTTGGTCGATTAATTTATTATGGCTTTCGGTAAGTGTATCACGAAGATCATCTATCTTTTCAGTGACACCATCCATCTTTGTTTCTAGTACTGCAACACGCTCATTTGTTGTAGGCATTATAGTTCACCATCCGACCAAGGTAAAGGTTGATTTGCGGCTGAATCCTGGGGATTATCCGATTGGCCGAGGATATTTTTGCCCAGCCAAATTAGCAAAGTAGCGTTACCCGCCATAGCTACTTTAATCTGTGCTGAACGCAGTCTGCGTTTCAGTTCTGCACGGCCTTTTGCAATATAATCCGCAAAGTTGTATTTTAGGGTATCTGGCTTGACTTGGAACCAATCTGCCATCTCTTCTAGAGTACAGCCCATTGCGGCCAGCTTCCATACTTCATCAGGAGGTACAACCTTACGGTTTGCACCTCTCCCAACAACTAAGCCGTCCTTGGTAACTGTGCCCCATTTTGGCTGTTGGCGGGATCGATATTCCCATTTGACTGAATATTCTTGAATAGGAGTCTCAGCCGGAATTTCACACGCACAGTCGTGTTCGTGTGAGCATTCCGTGTTATTAACTGTATTGGGTGGAGTCGCGACTATAACGCCGCTGTCGATTATTGTGGCCATCTTGTATTTATTGGATAGCCTAAAAATCAGTCAATTATTGTGGTAATTTAAGTAAGATTTGTCCTATGGCCGTACTAAGGACTTCTTCATTATGTTGTAGCTGTTTAATTAATTGATTCTGCTGTTGCAACATTTTAGTAGCTTCTAATAACTGTTGCTGGCTTTCTCTTAAATTAGTTTCTAATAGGTTTATACGAACATTATTCTGTATAAGCATATCGTAAGGGTCGATATTAAACTGTATCATCATTTAGCTCCATTAGGTCGCTAAAATTATTTACTCGATTAAAAGTTTGTGTTAGGATAATAGCGTAATCTGTGCCTTCAAACAGCTTGTTCCAGCGTTCAATTGGGGCCATGGCAAAGTCTTTGGGTAAATTGTTTCTTTGCTTACCTTTGGCTTCATTGACCATATCTTGTATAATATCTAATACACTACGATTAGTGCCCTGTGTGGTCTTAAAGCCTTTTAAGGGTTGTCTAATAAAGTAGTTCCAATCTGGGTCAAGTTCTATTGCATCGGCTATTTCTTGTACGCAATGTCTTATATGTTTGCACAATTCTTGGCGTTGTTCCAAGGTTTGCTTTACATAAGTGGTTGAATAATTAAAGCCTTCGCGGGGAAGCAATTTCTCTGTTCTTTGGTATCTGATTACTTTCATTTTGTTCTAGCCTTTCTTTTGTGAATATCCATGCCTCTAGTTCTATAGTTTGTTTTGCTTAATAATTGTTTATATACGCCTTGTTTTTGGCATTGTTCTGTGCGGGTAATTAGGGTAATGTTGTCCTTTGTCCAGGCCTTTTCCCAGTCTATGCGGGTCATTACTAGATCATCACCACCACGACCTCTTTGTTCCCAATAGCCATTCCACAGTTGGTAAAAGTCTTCAAAGTCTAATTCAAATTCTTCTTGGCGATATTTGGCCTGTGCTTTTACCCTGAGAAAGGGAATATACATGTTGTGTTTGTAAGGGTCCGGACCGCATTTCCAAACATGTGGTCTTTCAACACCTCTGGCATTGCCTCCCTTTGTTCTTTTAACTTTATCGATTGGCATTACTTGCCTCCTTTGATCTTGTAATATATTTATACTATATAATAAAAAACCGGTAGATATCAAGCATTTCGGCTATATCGTTTCAAAATGTATTCAACATATCTTCTTTGCTTTTGACTGAGCTTTCGATTTTCTCGCCAATATTTCAAAACTCTAGCAATGAATTCAAATTGTCTAGCAGTAGTTTGCCAATGTAGTTCAGGATGGGTAAGCCAATGTTCGGCATCTTGCATTAATATCTCATCTATCATACAAATATTTAGTGGGTTATAAATATAATATGAAAAAAATTTGTGTATATGCCATTGCTCTTAATGAAGAGAAATATGTAGAGAAATTTGTAGCCAGTTGCCGAGGTGCTGACCTTATTGTTATTGCTGATACTGGTTCAACAGATCGTACAGTAGAACTAGCCCGTAGCTTAGGTGTTAGTGTTTATGAGATCAGTATTAAACCTTGGCGCTTTGATCATGCTCGCAATGCTAGTCTAGCTCTTATACCTGCAGACTATGATATCTGTGTTAGTATGGATTTGGATGAAGTTCTAGTAGAAGGTTGGAGAGATCAAATATTAGATGTTTGGACTCCTACTACTACTCGTATGCAGTATAGATTCAACAATGGAATGGGTAACATATTCAATGCTACCAAAGTACATGCTAGACATGGATATGCTTGGCATCATTTGTGTCATGAAATGATTGAAATAGATCCTCGCATGAAGGAAACTTGGGCAACTACAAATGAAATCTTAATTGAACACTATCCAGATCCCACCAAATCTCGTGGACAATATTTGCCTATGTTAAGAGCTGGAGTTACAGAAAGACCACAGGATCATAGAGACAGTTGGTATCTAGCTAGAGAATTTTATTATGTGAGTGATTGGAACCAAGCTATTAAAGAATGGGCAAGATACTTAAAATTACCCACAGCCACTTGGCATCATGAGCGTAGTTTTGCACTTCGTCATATGGGCAAATGTTATATGCAATTAAAAGATCATACCAATGCTCTTAAACACTTTAGGCTAGCTATAGATGAAAGCCGTTATGTTCGTGATACTTGGTGTGACCTAGCACAGGCCTGTTATGAACTAGGTCAATGGCAAGAATGTTTTTATGCCGCTACACAAGGGCTTACTATTACTAATAGAGAATATGTGTTTACAAGTACACCTGAGCCCTGGGGGTGGAAATTGTATGATCTAGCCGCATTGGCCGCACATAATCTAGGTATCCGAGAAGAAGCTATCAAATACGGTGCATTGGCCTTGGAGCATAATATGTCGGATCCTAGATTATTAAAGAACTTAGAATTTTATCTCAAATAATCAAATTCTTCCACAATAATTTCATTTAGATCTTCTAGCATTTGTTCCAAGATTACTCTGCTATCTTCAGGAAGATGATTCGGGGCTTTGATTATATCTGTGATTTTATTCTGATTTTCTTTTATTTGTTCTAATACTTTTACTGCTTTCATATAATTCCTAAGTAATTGTTTATTATATAGATTTAACTAGAAAGGTCAAACTGCGTTTGCCCATTTAGTTAGTAACTTCGTTTCGTATGACTCAACTCATTTACTAACTAAAATTTGAAGTTAAAACGCGAAGCGAGCCAACAGGCGCGAAGCGATTTAACTGAAATAGGCAAACGCTTTGCGTTTGACTATGAATGATTTTCAAGTCGTGACTAGCAACAGCCATTTTTTCAGATTTGAAAATCCTAGAGACCATCGTTTATCATGTTTATACCCTTGGCTGTCTCTGCCTGACATTATTCAATTAGATCCCTGCGTCTAATTCACAACCTTTTCAGTCAACCCATATTTGTAGGTAACCGCACAAACCTAGACAGTGAGTCTGCCATCAGTTAGGAATTGAATAATGTATATCGGGTGGGTCCTGTTTTAACCCCGTTAAGGAGCCTATTGTTAGCCATGTTTGTTTGCCTGAATACTTCTCTGTAATATATTTATATTTTATTGTAAAAAAGCCCTGGTAATCAAGGCTTTTAGATAAAATTGAGGGGACATCTGCTCGTCTGCCAATGCGTTGATGCCTAGGGAGGAAAACGGACAAAATTCCCTAGTTCAGCCTACCCTCGCGGTCCGTTAACCTGTTAATTAGGCAGATCTATTTTTAACTCTGACTCTAAAATTTCTACGATCAATTAGACCATTGGCAGTATTAACTGTACAAGTGACTGTATAGGTACGCTCATTTTGGCCACCACTTAAAGTAATATAAGTTTGAAGACCACCATTGGCAATTCCACTATTAACATTAACAATTGGTTGTGGATCATTAGCACGAACTTGTAGTGTATAACTTGTGCTACCAATTGTATCACCATTAACTAACCATTGACTCCAATCGAATGTATAGGTAAGAACTGCGGCTGGATCTTTATCAATTGTTAATAATTCATTTATTATTTGAAATCCTGTTGTTGCTGTCATTTTTATTATCCTTTAATCTTAATGAGTTATTATATAATTTGATAGTATTTCTGGCGCAATCATCCATTCTCTATCTTCATGTTCAATATACCAAACAATACTTGTATCTATCCGTAGTTTACCATAGGTAGCATAGAATGTTGATGTGCTGGATAAGTTAGCGGCACCTTGTTTTGTAGTTGCAACATTATCCAACTCTGCAAATAGATTGCTTTGACTTGCCAAATGGCCTGCAAAAATTGCAGTCTTAATTGTATTGGCATGAATAGTTGTAGAACTTTGTAAACTTGCACCATCTAATATTAATGCATATACATCATAGGTAGCTGTTATAGTTGAACTAGAATTCAATTGTGCTGATACAGTTCTAAACTTAGTTGCATTTGATGTTAATGATGATGTAGATGTTAGATATGCAGTTGTTTGAACAACATGACCTAAAACAGCCGAAATTGAACTTGTAGATGTTAGATGTGCTTGTACAGTATCTTTAACTTGTTCAATACCTGTCAATGATGTAGTTGCTGTTAATTGTGCTGAAACATGTCTAATTCTTGTTGCATTTGCTGTTAAAGTACATGTATCTGACATTAACTCTGCAAATTGTTTTGTTCTTATACCTTGTGCAGTTAATAATGTAGAAACACTTAATTGTGCTTGAGCAGATTGAACATGACCTAAACTTGCAGTTAATGAAGTGGTTGCAGTCAAGTATGCACCATTCCATGGCAAGTTATCATCATCCACACTATTATCAAAGTGGAACAAGGCATTTACATTTGGACCGTTACTCCATGGAGTTGTTG